GTTATCTGCACCAACATTTAGTACCTTTTCAGGAAACAACCCACCGAGTCCAGTACCTTCATCTACAAAATCCATAGAGAAGGATTCATCTACAGCACCATCTGTGTTTACGTCAAAGGTAAAGTCTTTACCATTATAGTTTGTTACAGTAAGAGAATGCCCACGGTTAGTAGTCACTCCGTTAGTTACTGAACTGGTAAAGTTGTATCCGGAACCCGTGTATAGGGACTTAACGGTGTATTGACCTCCATTATCCCATTTATGAGCGGTTACCCCGTAAGCTGTAAGGTCCGATTGTTGGGCACCTAGCGCGACACTTCCGTCTGTTTGGTTAATAGCGTAACCACACTCGTTTACTGCTCCACCATCTTCCATGCCTGCAGAGCAGGTAAGAGAAGCTCCACTACCAGCGTAAGCACCAACGAGATACAGATAAGTGTCGGCAGGGAGTTTGGCGTGAAGGGCTACACCAGCCTGTGGCTTTATTACACTGAAATGTCCAGTTCTATAAGCCTTCCTATCAAAAGCATTTTGGTAATCAGAGATAGCGGAGGTTGCGCCTACTGTAACTTGCACCGTGTCAGTATAAGCGGTTCCGGCATTATCCGTCGACGTAAGATTGAAGTTGACTATGGCTCCTGCATCTGCAGATGTCGAAAGTGCGATAGCGGGACAAGCACCAAACATAACCCCAGCAGAGGCGTCCGAAGCGGCATCTGTAGCAGCTCGTACAAAGTACAATGAGTTCGTACCTCTCAAGATTTCAAGAGCAGATTCAAGACCATAACCACCGACTTTACTATCGGGACGACCAAATGTACGTAAGAGTTGAGCGGCACTCGTAATAAGAGTCGCTTTATTTGCAGGTCCTTTGGAGGCAAAGCCTACCAAACCGACTACAGAGGAATTGATTGATGGCGGGTACTCGGAAAAATCTTTCTCGACTACATATACGCCGGGGCTTACATAATTTGCCATTTTTTAGTGCTCCTTTACTTTACTTCGATTAGCTTTCGTGCAGCTAGGGTTCTAACAGTATCAGTTAGGTGGGATTGAGGGACAGAAACAGACTTACCAGCCTCTAGCCAATAGTGCTCCCATTGACCTCCTTTATTAAAAATAAGTTCGAGTCCCTGGCGGGACACATTTTTAACACAAATTGGCGACGGTTTGGGTTGCGTTCTTTTCATCCTACTTTATTTAGGCGGTTTACGCCGTCACTTCCGAAATTAATTTATTTCTACATCGAGACCTAGGGTTTCAATTTCTCCTGTTTTTGTAACTAAGTACGATGGTGCAGGCAAATACGTTTCGAAAATAAGAGAGATAGTTTTACGAACTAATCTATCCTCTCGGTCCCCAGGACTATAATCGGAAGCGTCCGAAATGTCCGTAATAAAACCTTTCGTTTGGTTTCCAAATTTTGTAGTTAATACAAGGTCTGGGTTAAATAATAGAGAAATCTGCTCCGTCAGCTGATTCATATCCTCCACATATTTCGCCCAAATACTAACGGTGTAAGTTACATTAACTGCTTTAGAGGACTTCGCGATGACTCTTTTCGCTCTCTGCTCAGTTTCTGACCACCTAGAACTACTCACTAATTTTTGAGAGTAGCGCCTACGAGCTAAATCCTCCTCAATATCTGCAATTCCAAGAGATATAACAGGAAGAATAATGTTCCTATCTTCCTTTAATTTGGCGATTGCTCTCTCCGGAGTTGCGTAAAAGGTGGGAATGTCAGAGTTTACAGTCCCATCATCGGCAATCACGGAAAAATTTGAAAGACAGCCAAGAATTGCTTTAGTATGCTCTCTATAGAAATTGGAGGGAACCCTTCTACTTGTTTCATTAGCGTAAATCTTCTCCCTCATAGAAGCTCTAGCTTCAGCATGGGACATACCTCCAGAAATTGCTGACAAAGAGCTGCCTGAGGTCTCTGTCCATTGAATTGAACTATTAGAATACATTATCTAAGGTCCTCCCTCTGTACATCTTTATGGTCGCGGAGTATCTTAGCCGATGCTACTAAATGGTAAACTCCGTATGCTTCAAAACTATCTTCCTGAACCTCAAATACCTCATACCTAATATTTTGAAATTTCGGCTTTAAAATATCTCCAGGGATTAAGGCTCTCCCTACTTTTCTTTCTACGTAATGCTTATTAAATGTAAACATCTGGTCATTTGTTAACTCGAGCCCAAATTCCCCCAAGTTCTCTTCAATAGCACGTGGGTCGTAATGCCCAATAAGGGCCACTGGAGTCTCTTCAATAGCCTTTCTCCTATCTTCCCCATACAGACTATCATACCCCTCATCCTGGTGGTAGCGGTATAGTAAAACTTCAGAGCCGGACAATCGAATTAACTCATCATCCACTAAGTTAAAAAGCTCCAAATCTGGGTTATCATCATCAAACATCCCCAACTCACTGCGTGGTTGGTCAATTGGGTCACCTACTATCTGATGGTTTACCCTAAAACTTGATTTTTTCTCTTTAGCCATTACCACATATCAAAGCTTGGGGGTTCTTCAATTTCAGTCATTAACTCTTCAATTAAAGTTTCAATGTCTTTCTGCCCGTTCATAATTAACGCGTCGCCATTTAATCTGGCGCCACCACCAGGAGAAGGGATGGATTCGTATTTCCCTCTAATCTCACCTAACGTAACCTTACTAACTGCTAAAGCATATCGTTGAATCCAGTTTACAAAGTAAGAAGCAAGAGTATCCGAGTTCAACGCTCGATACTCCACGATAACCTCTTCGCCCCCAAGCATAGGCTTAGGGAAAATTGCTAAGTGTTGACCGTCAACTACTTGGAAAGAGCCGTCCCTGCCAAGAATCTTACGCATCTGTTCAAGATGCATCTGCATAAGTAAGAAATCGGAAATATTAAAGTCCCTAAACAAGAAATTGTCCTGGAAATACTTAATGAAGAAGTCGAATTCTAATGTTCCTTGTTGTTGCTGTACGGACAGCAAAGACTTTTTGTAAACAACGTACTCTAAGTTCTGAATCACGTGTTTTGGTAGTTTGTAGATATTGACCCCCGCTACCGTCCTAAACGTCATAAACTGAGTACAATACCACGGGGCATGGTAATCTAGCTTAGAAACGGCTTCATCAATTGCCGTTTGTATTTGAAAATCAGTTAATTCAACCCTTACAACGGGAAAACCTAGCCTAGCGAGAACAAAGTCTCTAATTGAACCGTAGAACTTCCCGAAGTCTACTGCATCGGAAAACTTACGCCGATTTAAAGCGTTGTAGTCGAATTCTCCTTTTGTCGTTACAGCACTTACAGAATCTTCAAGGTCAGTTCTTGTAGTAAAAGTATCGCCAAAAGTAGTTGTTGGGGTAGCGGTTTGGTCTTTCGGGGTAGCCATCGTCAATGTATATAGCGAAAGAAGACCACCCGAAGGTGGTCTTCTTATTAATTAAGCAGTAAGTTAACTTACGCTTGGAAAGTACTGTTAGTGCCAGCTTCGTTCCAGCTGTCAACAACCTTAGCAAACGGCTGAGTCATATAACGGCTGTCTGCGCCAACGAGACGAATGATTCTGTACCAGCGTGATTCCGGAGTAACCGAAGCCTTACCGTAACGAGTCAAGAGACCCTTACGAGGCTGGAAGTTTTCTGGGTTCACCACAGTTGGAAGCATTTGAATCGGAATATATGGAGCATAGACGTATCCGCCTTCCATCGAGTTGCCACCCTTGTAGCCTACGAGAATTTCGTCCTCTGGCCACATTGGGTCAACATAGATGTCATACATACCAAGCCACTTACCCTTGTAAGAGATGTTAGCGCCAAGAGAACCAGCCTCTTCAGGAGCAACACCACCTTCAAGCTTCGAAGCAGAGTGGAGCATCGCAGCGACCAATGGAGAAGTAATTAGGTAATTACCAGCACCACGGAAAGTCGTCTTGTAGATGTCCTGAGCAGCGAAGTTTACGATAGCAACTAGGTTTGAGTAGACCTGACCCACGTGACGTGGAGACAAGCCAAGGTTATTAGTAGCAGCGAAATCACAGAAGTAAACGTTCTTATCCGTACCTGCAGGGTTACCTGTCAAGCTACCAGAATCGTTGTATGTGAATGCACCAGGAGTCCAATCGTGGTCCTGAGGCATGCTGTTGGGGTTAGCCATGTTGATGCCGTTCCCACGAATGAATCCGTTACTAAGGTCACCCATAGCATTAGGGTTCACGTCGTAAGCCAACATCCGCAAGTCTTCAAGGATTTCACGGTCAATTTCCAAAGCAACTTCCTTACCAAGAAGGTCAGTCAGCTCGCGCTCGAGGTCCAAGTTGTGGTAAGCCTTGAGGTCTTGAGCAGCCTCAATGGTCCACAATGCACGGAACTTACGAGTACGGGCAATAACAGCCTGTTGTTCGATATGGAACGTAATCTCAGGAATCTGATGCCCTGCCAGCGCTTCACCAGACGCGGTATTAAACTGCGTCAGCTGCGTCGAAGACGGGAAAGCAGCGATTTGCTTACCCATCGTCTCAGTAAACTGACCAGCAGATACTGCGCTAGCATTATCTGAGCCACCAATACCATGTCCTGACCAAGAATATCCACCAGAGCTAGCAGCATAAGCATCATCCATACCCTGCGTAGCGCCGATTGCCGAAGCCGTTCGGTTACCCCAAGTTAGGTTGTACTTACCATAAACGCGCTCAGAGTTATCCATATGAGAGCGGTCATAGCCCAGGTAGAATACCTGTGAAACCGGACCTTGCATAGGCTGTACTGAAACAACCTTGTTAGCAATAAGTTCCGGGAAAACCCTCCGTACTAAAGGGAAAGCAAATTTTTGAAAGGTACCGATGTGACCAACAGTAGTCGCCCCAGCGTCGCCCGCTATAGGAGTTTCATTCAACATTCCTTCCTTGCTTGCTTCGGTTAGAATGTGAGCTGCTTGGTTCTCAAGAAGGACCGCCGTGGTCTCCTTGGTATACTCATCGGAAATACCTTCAAGAATTGGCTCCCACTTTTCGACTAGGGACTTACCATTGTTTAAATTCATCTTATTTGTACCTCCAAAATTAATTATTGTTTAAGGCTTTGGAGAGCCTCAGAACTTCCTCAGAGAGAAAGCTGTTTGGTGGATTTTGAGAAGTTGGTGTTCTACCTTCATTAGTAATAACAACAGCTTTCTCAGAAGACTTGAATGGAAGCTTTTTCTCTTCCTCAATCTCTTTGACGTTTTCTGTGAGGGTATCAACCGATGAACCGAGCGTCTCATTTTCAATGAGAGCTTCCGATAAACGATTGTTCAACTCCTCTACAGCATTGTGTAGTTTAGCGTTCTCCTCTTTATAAACACTAACAGCCGAATCAGAGTCGGCTGAGCACATATCTTCGGAAATTACAGACTTGAGAGACTGGTAAACTTGATAGGCACGAGCATAGTCGTTATTCTCCATAAGCTCACGCTCAGCCTCAGCTCGCAAGTCATCAATCTTAGTGCGGATAAATCCGGCTACTTTAGCTTCTAGTAACTGAGTCTCTTGACTCACACGTGCCTCTACTACTTCTTCTAGCATAGAGTTAATCTCCTCGATACCTGTGTCTGAAAGACCTTCAGGGAGGAGCTTGGCGATATCTTCTACTTTTCTTGTCATTGGTTATTCCACCTTTCTATATTATGTATAAGCACTTGGGAAAAAGTGCCGTTTTTTTAATTTTTTTGTTATTCTGAAACCCTCCGACGAAGGGCTTCAATAAATAATCTCTCTGCGTTTAAATGAGAAACTTCTTTTGACACTTTAGATTCAGAGAGAACATTCTCTGACATTACTCCAGGAAAAGCCCCGTAGCAAGAAGGTTCAGAAACCATATCCCAAGTAATCATGTTGAGATTATCATTAACTTCGTAAACATCTTCATCTACTACGTGAGTTAGTGTACCTACCCCACGAGAAGAAACTCCGACTTTTACACCAGACTTAACAAGCTCTTCTAGAACCTTTCCAGCTGGAGTG